AATTGATTAGAACCAATACCACCTCTTTCTTCACCAATAAAGAAATAATAAATACCTGGGATATTATGAACCATCATATACATCATAACAGTAACTCCAGACTTATCATCAGCCCCTAATATTGTACTACCATCAGTATAGATTATCTCATCCCCATCTACCTCTTTAGTGAATAGGTTAGTAGGAACTGGACTTCTATCAGCCGTATCAAGGTGAGAACTAAACATTGTAGTATCATCACCAGGAATCACTTTATAATAATTACCAAATTCATCTTTATCTAAGTCTTTTGGTAAGTATTTCATAACTTTCTCCTCATGTGGGTGTGGGTATGTTTCTGTAACAAGTGATAAGAATGTAGACCTAGGGTCTTTTGGATTATAACTAAACTCAGGTATTTCAACTTTTTTACCAGATTGTTCAGCCTTACCACCATTCTTCACTCTATTGAAAGCATGAGCAAATTTTGTTATCTCATCACTACTAAATAGATTAGAAAAGTAATATCTAATGAATTTACCAATTTTCATTATATTTTTCTTACCACCAATAACAACAGTGAAATTAAAATCTGATGATTTATCTGTACCACAATCAACATTTGTTATATTAAGGCCATTATGATATTTTGCAGTTGGATCATTCATCCAAAGAAGTTCAAAAGCTAGATAACTATTATTATCCTCCATACTTTTAAGTATCTTTAGTAATTTATCCGAAAATTTTACTCTTTTAGTTTCTCCTGCCATTATAAAAATTTATTTTATTAATCTTATATATTAAATATCAAACTACGATTTCGTAGGCATTGATATAATCAACTCTTACTTGACCCTCATTCATACCACTTTCTTTCTTAACAAATTTTCTTTGGCAATAAACAACAGTTACATTATCTTCTTTACTAGCTTTACTATTCTTTTTAGCTAATTCAGCAACATATCTTAGTATTTCTTGAGTTGGTAAGTTTTCTCTAACTCTTATAATAACATGACTCCCAGGAACACCCTTAGCGTGCATCCAGATGTCTTTATCATCAGCAACGTTAAATGTTAAGTGGTCGTTAGATTTGGAGTCTCTACCTATATGAATAAAGAATCCTTCTACTTCAACTTTCTTAATATTAGGGAACTTAGTCTTCTTAGACTCAAAGAAATAATTATACTTTTTAATCATAGTGTATATATAAATTATTTAAAAAGAAAAAAGACCCACAAGGAGTCTTTTTTCGGTATTTTCAATTTAACTATTTAGTTAAGAAGTGTATTCACATCTGTAACTTCGATAGTCATAAATTGTTTTTGTGGGAACCAACCAACTTCTGTTACAGCGTATCTAGATCTTAGTAACATTCTAGGAGCGAAAGTCGCTTCAGAAATTACAGATATAGACTGAGCCATTAAGTAAGGTACAAAAATAATACCTGGTTGATCTGGATTGTTCTTTCTACCAAGAGCAATTCTATTGTCGTTATATCTCATATATGGATCAACATATATTGAAATATCTCCAATTGAACCTACTGGGTATAATTGACCTTGACCATTGATTTTTGATTTCACTGGGTTAATTGTATAACCAGAGATATCAGAAAGTGCTGCTGCTAATCCCCCATTTGTAATAAGGTATTGAGCTGGACCAACACGTCCCTCTGTAGCGATGTAGTTAGAAGCGTGAGCTATCTTAGTTACAAGCTTTCTTTGAACAGCGTGTGTAGTTTCACCACCAACGTTTCCATTACCAGCAGCAACAGTTGCATAAGCTGTGTTTAAGTCAAAGATTGTTTGTCCCGCTAATGGTGCCGGTGCTGTTCCAACATAAGCTGGTGCAGATAATCTGTTAAGTGAACCCATTTCAAATATCTTAGCAACAATTTGCTTAGAGATTGTTTGAGATAATTCATTAACAAGAATTGACTCCATTTTTTGAACGATATCCATACCAGTGTTAGCTTTGATATCTTCAATTTCAGTTCTTCTAAGAGCTGAAGATACTTCAATAGTACCTACGGCAACTGTTTTAGAACTAATTTTTGGTCCGATGATACCAGAGTATCTTTTATCGTCCATTTCTCTATCCATTGGATAGTTACCAGCAGGGCCAGTAGCATCCGACATCCAGTTTGCAGAGAAACCAGGAATGTGATCTTCAAGAGCTGATACTAATTCAATAGTAGGCTCATCAGTTAAAGTAACATCTCCTAAATCAGTAATTTGAGAAGCCATTGACATTGTAGGACTAAATGTGTTTCTAGTCGGGTCAAATCCCCAGTTTGCTTGAGCTGAACCAACATCTGTGTGAGATGTATTCATCTGTCTGTAAGCTCTGAACATTGGATAACCATCAATTCTAGAGAATCCTAAAAATTCAACTTTTCCTTCTTTTGAAGGTGTTGGTTCTACAACTACATCTGAACCATCTGTGATATCATTCCACATTCTACCAGTTAAACCACCAACTGTTTCAGTGATTGTATTCGTAGCTAATTGAGCTCTTAATCCAGCGATAACTGCTGTCATACCACCAGCACCAGTAGTTAAAAATGTAGCGTTTGGTGCAATCTTAAAGACTTGTGGTCTTTCGTCTGAATCTCCTAAATGAGCATCATCATATCTAAAGTCGATATATAATAAATCAATTTTTGGACCTGGAGAAGGTTTAACAGCTACTAAATCTAAACCGATTGTTTGAGCTGCTATTTTCATCGCTACCGGTAAAAGGTTTTGACCAACATCACCTGAACCAGTTGAGTCAGCGTAATTGCCAATTGTGTTACCAGCTAATGAATTAGGTTGTGCAGCTACTACAGCTCCCATACCCGATACGTTTGAAGCGTTTGCGTAAGCGTTTTCATTGATTGAGTGAAATTCAGCATATTCTGACATCCAATCCAATCTATCTTCACCAGCAACTCCCATGTTCTCTAATACTGGAGACCATTTCTTCATAGCTTTTTGTTTGTCTATTCTAATGTGTGACATAATTTTCTTTTTTTATTTTTTTTAATTAATGTATATATAAACCCACAAATTCTTGATTTTTACCAAGGTGGATTCTTTACAGACATTAAATATTTTTGAATCTTTCCATTATCGCTTGAACATCATTATCTGAAAGTTTATCTTCTTGGATAAGGCTTTCATGTGATACAAGTTTCTTTGTTACAGACTCATTTGTCTTTAGCTTTCTAGTTGACCAAAAATGTTCAACTTGTGCCTCAGTAGTTAAAACGTCTTCTGGATATAATCTAGCTTGTGACAAGATAGATTTCTTAGAAGTGTCGTTTAATTGTTCCCAGATTGGCTTTGTGTTTTCAGGCATCAATCTGATTATTCTCTCTTCAAGAGATTCGTTCTTAGTTGATAGTGCTTCAGATATCAATAACAAAACATCTTTTTGAGTAAAGTAGTCTCTTTCGTTTATATGGACTTTAACTGACTCTTGTTCGTCATTTGACAAAGCGTAAAAGCTGTCAACTTGTGATTTAGACATGAACTTCAAGAAATTCACATCTGTTGTTTCAGAAACTTTTCGTTTTTTAGCTTCTTCAATTAGTTTATCAATAGATTCAGATAATTCAGAATCACTATCACCGTTTACCATATCATGGCTTTCAGTTTTATCTTCTTTGTTTTCTTCATCTTTATTTTCTTCATCTTTGTTTTCTTCTGTTGCGTAATCATCTGTATTCTCAACAGATTCTTCAACACCATTTTCTTCATCATTATTATCTAATGATACTTCAAGATTACAATTTTCTTCATCTTTGTTTTCTTCATCATCAAAAGCTTCAAAACCAGCATCGTCTAGAGATGGGAAGCTTTCAGATCCTTCAACAGATTCAAATAATTTATCTCCGTTTAATCTCTCAACTATCAATCCTTGATAATTAATTGATTTGTCAAGATTCTCTGCTACATACTCAGAATAAGCGATGTTATCATCTAAATGTTCTGCGATATACTCAGAGTAAGCAATGTTACCTTCAACATGCTCAGATAAGTATTCAGAATAAGCGATATTATTATCAACGTTTTCTGCGATATACTCAGAGTAAGCAATGTTTTTGTCTAAATTCTCAGCGATATACTCAGAATAAGCGATGTTTTTGTCTAAATTCTCAGCGATATATTCAGAATAAGCAATGTTCTTATCTAAACTCTCAGCTAAATACTCAGAATATGAAATGTTTTTATCAACATTCTCAGCTAAATACTCAGCATAAGATATGTTCTTGTCTAAATTCTCAGCTAAATACTCAGAATAATCAATGTTCTTATCTAAGTTTTCACCTAAATACTCAGCGTAATTAATAGATTTCTCTAAGTTTTCTGCTAAATAATCATTATGTTTAACTAATTTCTCAGTTGTCTTCTTTAATGATTTATTCTCATTAACTACTATTTGTACCTTTTCTGATAAATAATCAAGATACTTAGCTACTTTTGAATTAGAGTTGTTTAACTCTTCATAATACTCTAATAATTGTTCCAATTTCTTTGGAGCTACATTACCTTTAGTAATGGCTGTATTAACTGTCTTCTTAGTTGATGCTAATTCGTTAACTAAGTAGTTAGAGTAGTCAGTCAATTGTTTTTTTGTTACAAACTCATTTTTGTTCATATTGAATAACTCATTTATTTTTGACTCATCGGACATTTCATATATCCTAAAGTTAGATTTTTCGTCATTATATCCCAATGACTCATTAAGTACCTTAACATCCATTTTAGCTGACGCAAATCCTGGGTCAGCAACAATGTCATAAGTAAATAATTTTTTAAGGGAAACTGAACCATCAGATTCAGTAATACCAGCAGCTCTTGAAGAAACGAATACAGGACACCCGTCATCGACAAGTGCTTTTGCTTCCTTACCCCAGTAAGTACTTAGTAATTTAATCTCTCCCGCTACGATATTTTTCTCTTGGATATAACTTGCCTTTGTGATAATATGCGAGGCTCTTGAGAGTGATGTGTCAAAAACGTCTGGATGATCGAATTCACCATAAACAGCACCTAAGCCACTTATACGTTCATTCATTTCATTCAATGCTGGTAAAAATTTATCAGCCGAATAAATACGTTCATTTCTGTTCTTGACACCGAATTCGGTGAATGTACCACCTAATGTGTACCCCTTATTAGCAGAGTTACTCTCTCTAATAAGTTGGTTTTGTGAATTTTCTACTATTAAAACCGGTTTCATGTAAAATAATTATTTTTTGCTTCTTAGTATATATTGACAATGTAAATTCTAAAAATAACAAAGGTGGATTCTTTACAGAGGCTCTATAATCTTTTATTAAAGAAGGTTTGGTGAGTACGGGAAGAGGACAACACATATTTAATAAATAATTAAAATTTTGAGGTTTTTTATGATAATAACTAGAGAGATAAAAGTTAAAATAAGCGAAGCAAACTATTCATACTATGAAAATCTAGGATATAGTGATGTTACAATTGGTGAATTATTAATAATACCAGTTGAATTACTATCCAAAGGATCCCACTATAAAATAAAGTGTAAGTGTGATAAATGTGGAATCGAAAAGGATGTAATATTCAAGAACTATATTAAATATGATAATAACTGGGGTGAATACTCTTGTAGAAAATGCTCAGAATCAAAAAGGAAAAAATCATTAAGAGAAAATTACGGTGTTGACTATCCAATACAAAACAATAAAATATTGAAAAAAATGAAAAAAACACTTATAGATAAGTACGGTGTTGACAACATATCCAAACGCGATAATAAACAAAACGATATTTCCTAATAAAAGGAATATGAATAATAATATAAAAGAAGGAGAACGTTACGAAGGTCAAATAGAGTTCTCAACAAACAGACACGCAACAATCACAATAAACGATAAATCAATTTTCATTTATAAGAAGAATACTAAAAATGCTTTACACTTAGATAAAGTAATTGTAGAAGTATTTAGGGGTGATAGGAAATTAGAAGCTAAAGTAATTAACACAATATCAAGGAATAAGAAAGAATTCGTTGGTAAGGTACATATTAATGGTAAATCAACATTTGTTATAGCAGATAATAAAAGAATACCAGTTGATTTCTATATCAAGGGTGGATTAAAATCGGAAGATAACCAAAAGGTTATAGTCGAACTCACAAAGTGGGTAGATAGTAAATCCCCACAAGCTAAGATAACTAAGATATTAGGAGATGTTGGTGATAATAACGCTGAGATGAATTCGATAATGTATGAATATGGATTACCAGTTGATTTTCCACAAGATGTTATAAACGAATCAGAACTCACACCAGAAGTAATAACCGAAAAGGAAATAAAATCTCGTAGAGATATGAGAGATACAACAACAATAACAATCGACCCAGTAGATGCTCGTGATTTTGATGACGCATTATCACTTAAAGTAATGAATGATAATAGATTTGAAGTAGGAGTACATATTGCTGATGTTGGACACTATGTTAAACCTGGTACTAAATTAGATGATGAAGCTTATGAAAGAGCAACATCTGTGTATCTAGTTGATAGATGTGTATCTATGTTACCAGAAAGACTTAGTAATGGAATATGTTCATTAAAACCTAATGAAGATAGGTTAGCATTTTCAGTTGTATTTACACTAGACTCGGATGGTAAAATTGTTAAAGAATGGCACGGTAAAACAGTCATACATTCTGATATGAGATTTGCTTATGAGGATGCTCAAGAGATAATCGAGGGTAATGATGAAAAATACACAGGTGATGGTAGTGTTTATCCATTGATGATTAATCATCTAAACACATTAGCTAAGAAAATAAGAAAGAAAAGAATTAAAGACGGTTCATTAGAGATGGGTGGTGTGGAAGTTCGATTCGAATTAGCAGAGGATAATAAGAAACCAATTGGTGTTTATTTCAAAGAACAGAAAGAAGCTAATAAATTAATTGAAGAATTTATGTTACTAGCTAATAAATCTGTTGCTAAACTATTATCAAGTAATTCGAGAACTAATGTATTTAGAGTACATGATACTCCTAATATGGAGAAGTTAACAGCATTATCAAATGTGTGTAAGACTTTTGGTCACGAATTCAAAATAGAAGGCGAATCTGAAGATCTTAAAAAATCTATAAACAAGTTATTACAAGATGTTAAAGGAACACCAGAAGAAAATATGTTAAGTACGGTTGTAACTAGATGTATGTCTAAAGCAACATACACAATACAAAACATAGGACATTATGGATTAGGATTCACACACTATTCACACTTCACAAGTCCAATACGTAGGTATCCGGATTTAATGACACATAGAATGTTACTTGATTTCTTACATAATAAGAAACAAGGAAACCCTACTAAAGTTGAAGATGAGGCTAAATGGTGTTCAAGTAGAGAATTGATAGCATCCAGAGCCCAAAGAGATTCTATAAAATACAAACAAGCCGAATATCTTTTAGATAAAATTGGGAAAGTATTCACTGGGATAGTTTCTGGTGTAACTGATTGGGGATTATATGTTGAATTAACAGAAAGTAAATGTGAGGGTATGATAAGATACCAATCTTTAGAAGGTAATTATAATATAGACACACAAAACTATCAAATCTTTAATGATGTTGGGGATAGAATCAGATTAGGTGATGAGATAACTATCATAGTTAATGGTGTTGATTTAGAAAAGAAACAAATAGATTTCATAAAAATGTAATGGATGATTTACTAGAATATAATGTTGTTTTAGGAAATGATGTTGAGTTAAATAACTATGATCGATTACTAACTAAATTTCCACAATGGATACAATATAAACGTGAGATAAAACTTAATGTTTTATTAAACGAAGGTAAAAGGATTGGATTTGACGTAACCGAAATATCAAAAATAAATAGTCCGGTATATGGTAGTTTAGGAAAACCAGAATATTCTGATATATTATTAAAAAGTATATCATTTTTTGTTAGGTCAATGTCTTTTATCATAACGAATAATAAAGTGGATGAGTTAAAAATAGTATTAAAAGTTCTAGATACACCAAAAGGTAAAGAATTAAAAAACATATTAGAATCGGGGTGTTTACTAGAAGTTAAACAAATGAAACTTCCAAGTTGTAATAGCGTAACACAATTTTACTTTGATATACCCGACCCAAAAACTGCGGCATAAAAAAACCTCTTAATTAATTTTAAGAGGTTTCCTTTTTTAAATATCTTTTAGAATTCAAATTCTCCACCGTCATCTCCACCAGCATCTCCACCAGCATCTCCACCATCATCTCCACCACCAGCATCATCTACACCACCAACATCACCAGATTCACCAAAGTCGCCTCCATCATCTCCGCCTTCAGCGCCTTCTTCACCAGAACCAACACCTTCACCAGCATCACGAGCCCAATACCTGTCATTCTCAGCTTTCTCCTCTGGAGTAAGCTTGAATATATTATCCATTATCCACTCAATGTGAAAATAAGGTTTTTCATCTGTTCTCATAACACCTAATAAAGTTCCAACTATTTCTGATTTCTTAGCTAAGTTATTTATCTTCTTCCAATCTTCAAATATTTGATTAGTATAGAAGTCAATATCAACTCTATTAGTAAATACCTCATCCTCTGTTAATTCAGGAAACTCAATTAACATTTGTAATTTAAGTGGCTTAACAATAAGTTCTTTAAAGTTAGCTCTTAATCTACTAATAAAATTGTGAAATTTAATCTCATCTCTAGTCATCTCAGAAGCGTCACCAAAAAGGTTACCACCACCATTTTCACCTTCGAATCTAGATATAGGTATCTTAGAAGCTCTTTTAAGAGACTTATAAAACCAAGATAACATAGTTTCATCATTCAAATCATGACCTTCTGGTGAAACCATCTCCATATTAGGAGTACCAGCATCTCCCTCAGGAAACCATATTTGTTTATTGTAAGGTAAGTGCTTAGCACCATTGATAGTAAGTGTTCCTAGACTATCATCCCACTCAACTTCTTCTGAATAATCATGTATTAACTGACCTATTTGTTCTTCTGCTCTTTGTCTAGACAATCCTTTAATAGGAATTGTAAATTTTTGATAAAGAGTAGCGTTTATAACATTGAACATTATTCTAGTTTGTTCTAATATTTTTAATTGATTATATGGTTTTATCAAACCTTCAACATAAGAAGTTTCTGAATAATCATTCTGTGTTGAATATGATATATAAACTATTTGTGAATCTAAAAATATTCTCCTTAATTGTGGATCCTCTGGAAATTGTATCCATAAGTGTCCAATAGCTGGTTCATAAGCAGGTACTAAAGTTTCTGGTCTCATTCTATTGAAACCAACAATATTCTTTTTCTTATCATCATATATAATCTCAATAGCTATATAACCATCAATAAGGAAATCTCTCATCATATCCCAAGCACTAATACCATCAGAAAATCCATACTTATTGTATATTTTTTCGAAATATTCTTGATACTTATCTCTTACTTCTTGTGGATATTCATTTGATAGTGATTTAGGTGAGCAAAAGGCAACATCATCATTAAAAACAATAGACTCATCCGATATAGTACTCACAAAATCTCTTATTTCATCCTTAATAGAATACTCTCTAAGTATTCTTCTCTTATCACCATATGCTTTATCTAGATAAGGTATTGACTTTCTATTCAAAACAGAAGCCACAGCTCTCTGACTAAAGAAATCATACATCGAATTACCTCTAGCTGAATATGGATCCTCATTTATACCGATACCAACTTGATTTCTGATGATCATATCATCATAGTTCATACCATAATTTGAAAGGTTTCTTAGAATACGACTAAATAGTCCTTTATTCTCAACTGCTGAATTACTAGCAGCGAAGTTAGAATCTGCTCCTGCTGCTCCGTTAAAGTTATTATATGATGGCATATATTAAAATAATTTAAAAATTTAAGTTATATATTAATTTTAACACCTACCTCCTGTAACAAAAAAACACGAGCTAAGACTCGTGTTTTATTATTTCATTTATTTTTTTCTGGTTTTTCTTGACATTCTCCACTATATCTGGATCAAAGAAATCATTACATGATTTTCCAGCTCTAGGTTTAAATAATTTATTCAATTTATTCAACGATTTAATATAATCATCAGAATCAGGACCATATAATCTATCCGAAATATCCTGTAAAATCATCTTATCAACCTTATTAGTAATTGGCTTTTTCATATTTTCTCTTTGCCTCTGTAAGTTAGCAATATCAGACTCACTTGGTCTTTCTATTGTATATTTAATACCCATAGGTTTTACATCACCACTAAGTTCTTTTTTACTTTTTCTGAAAATTCTCATTATTATTATTTTTTAAGTCCATGTGTTAGAACCTCCCGGTCCATACTTCTTCATATTATTTCGTATTCTAGAAACGTGGTTTCTAAGAACACCATACTTCTCCGATATATCATTATTTATATCAAAGAATTCATCTATACTAGCCATCATCATTTCTTTATGTCTCTCATCCCTATTAGCTATCTTAGCATCCCATATTTGTATTAACTTCTTAGGGTCATAAATATTTTTAGGATGTTGTGAATATAAAAATCTTGGTAATAGGTCTAATTCTATTTTATGTACTAATTTAACTCTTGAAGCATCATACTCCACCATAGCATATTCAAAACCCAAATCTCTTAATTTATCATAAACACCTTTATAATCAACTTTTAATAAAGCATCATTCTCAAAGTCTTGTTCACTAACATACTGATCAAATAACAATGTTCTAACCTCAATAGGTATAAAGTTAAAGTTGATAGCAAATATAATAATTTTATTTGAGAATTTCTTATAATCAGATACAAAAACTGGAGAAAATTGCATCCAACTAGAGGTATCTAAATAGTGTATAAAATAAAACCCTCCAGGTTGTATATCAGTAACAGAAACTCCTAGAACCTCCTTAGTAGATTCTTGATATTTATTATAAAAAAATAAAGAATTATTTTTGAAGTTATCCGGAATGCCATTACCATTAACCAATAAATTTATTTTAACTCTTTCTGCTAATTCACCCATCAAGACATTTTTCTTTTATATATAAAAAAAATTATAATCATAATGTTAAACTCGAAACCAAATAATTCTAAATATCATGGTGGTAATTATATACCAAAAAATAAAGATAAAGTGATAAAGTTAAATGCTGAACGTGGACTTTATTATAGGAGTTCTTGGGAAAAGAAAATAATGTTTTGGTTAGATAATAATGATCAAGTAACAATGTGGGGAGCCGAATGTTTAAATATACCTTACCAAATGACACATTTTGAAAATGGAGATGCTAAAGTTAAAAAACATACGTATTATGTAGATTTCTATTATGAAATGAGGGTAAATGGTGTACTAAAACAAGTAGTTGTTGAAGTAAAACCTAAAAAGGAATATAATATGGTAATCGCTCTTAATGCTGGTAAACTTAGTGTTCCTGAAAAAGGAACTAAAAAGTTGAAAAACTTCGAGTATGACTTAAAAATGGCATATAAGAACAAGAATAAATGGGAAACTATGATAAATTGGTGTAATAAAAAGGGTTATGAATTTATTATAATAACAGAAGATCATTTGAAAATGTTTAGTTAAAAAATTTACTCATATTATTTTTAATATATACTTAATAAGTAAAAATAATATTATTATGATAACAAGAGTAGCTCCGTCACCAACAGGACAATTCCACTTAGGAACTTTAAGAACAGCATTGCTAAACTATTTAATGGCTAAAGCTAACAATGGTACTTTCATACTACGTATTGATGACACCGATCAAGAAAGAAATAAACCAGAATGGATAGATTATATCTATGATCAAATGAATAAATTTGGTTTGGATAGTGATATAACATTTAGACAATCAGAAAGATTAGACAGATATAAAGAAGTTGCTGAGAAAATCGGAACGAAAACTGAAAAGGGTTATGTGTTAGATATGGGTGGTTATGAAATGGTTATACTTAGAAATAATGGATTCCCAACCTATAACTTCTCTTCTATATTAGATGATTATGATTATG